CAATACTGGTTCTGGAGTTTCTGACCAAGGTGCATCTGTAGCTGTTGCTACATTACCTGATGAGTTATCATCTGCGATACTCTCAGCTGTTGCTGTAGAGATACCACCACTAAGACCTAAAGCCCTATCCAATTTAACTTTCATATCGTCATAAGACATGAATTGATCTGGTGCGATCAACTCTGCTAGAGAGTGCTGTTTGTTGTAGAGTGATTCTAGATCAGAATCATCTTCTGATATAGGTGCTACTGTAGCGAACTCTGATTTATCATAGTTCCAGTAACCGTCTACTTTTCTAGCTTTAAGCTTAAAGTCAGCACCTTCCCACATATCAAAAGGATTGATTGGGGTCTCATCTTCGAACTGAGGTTGCATTACATCTCTGACTTTCTCAAAGATTTTTTTACCGAAACGATAAAGCATTACTTTACCTTCGTTCTCAGGATGAGTTGGATCAGACACGACAAGAACATTGGCCACATAGTGTAACCTTCTTTTTTGTTTTCGTGCTTGATCTTTTTGAGCTTCATCACCACTATTCCATAGACTAGTGTTGTACTCACTAACAGGACACTTGTTGCCCAAAGTTGTTAAAGATTTCTCTATAAACCAACCGCCAGGACCTTGAAAACCATGATCCCAATATTGGACCCATGGAAGTTCTTCTCCATTAGCTGCCGGTAAGAAACGAAGTACTGCATACCCGTTACCAGATTTATCTAGTTCAGGTTTCCAGAATCTATCGTCACCGTAAGATTTCTTTTCTGAGGACTCTTTCTCAAGAGCTGTTTGTAGTTTGTCGAATCCGCCTCGACTGCGTTTTAATTCATTGAATGACATATTATCTCCTATTGTTTATCAATTTTATTATTTTATTATATTATCCGCTTTATGCATTATATAAAACTATTATATGTTAACGGTTTTTTATTTCCGTTATAATATATAGTATAACTGACATCTTTAAATTTGTCAATCACCTTTAGTATCTGTGCTTCTTGAGTTCCTAATAAGGAATTAGGATCTCTAGTACCAACCCTCAATCGAGAAGTTTCCTTCTCTCTCTTATAGGCATTAGTACCAGCATAGATATTTTGATAAGTGTCTGGTTGAAAGTTCCATATAGAATCGAAACCTACAAGACACACCTCATCAAAACCCATTATAGAAGCCTGAGCCATCGCTTGACTTCCAGCAAAGAAGTTGACACTAAACCTAGGGTCTTCTTCTGTACCTTTCATATTTTGTATTTGCCATTCTGGATTTACTCCAATGACATGAACTTCCATGATATTAGATATATCATCTTCAAGTCCGAAGATCCAACAATGTTCCCACCTGTCTAAATCAGATTCTTTAACATTGAATTTTGGATCAAAATTATTAACTATCATATCTTTCATTTCCATTGGTACACAATCGAAATCTGGAAAGATACATTTATTGTTCTTTGGATATTCTGTTTCACATATCTCTTTTATTATTGTTGAGTCGCCTGACAGTAAGTAATCAGGAGCATAGTCTCTATACAAAGCATTACAACCGAATGTTGTTCCTGGTAATGTGTCTAACATTACATCCCTTCTTGAAGGACCGTTACCAATGATGTAAGCTACTTCTGCCATAGTCCACTCATGATTGTTTGTATTTTTCTTTGTTCCATTTCTATAAACGGTGATAACTTAGTTAGTTGTTTTCTCTTTAAAGGCCAGATGAATGTTTCTTGTATTTCTTTATCGTATATTTTCATAAGACCAAAGATCAGATCAAACGCTAAGAATGTCTCAGCTGATATATAACTACCTAGATATTCTTTAAGAAGATTTGAATGTTGTCCTTTCTTTACTGATAATACATCATCAATAGTGTCATACTTGTCATACAAGTATCTACAATCTTCATGAATAGAATATGTTAATTGTTGTTTTCTTTTCTTGAACTCTTTATAATTATCTTCACATTCTCTATCTAGAAGATTTCTAACATAATACTTTTGTTTAGAAAGATTGGCTACTAGAAAATCTTTGAGTTCATCTCTATGTTCTCTAGCTAACTTAGCAAAGTGATACTTGTCATTTCGTTTTAGAAACGCTGGTAACTTTACTGGTACTTTACCGTTATACTTAAAGAAGTCATAAGACTCTGTATTAAAATGATTATTAATAGCTAAGTACAAACAGTAAGCATCAAATCCTTCTCTGCTTGTCATTAATATAACCTAGGCCTTCCTAATGTATTATTGTTTTCTTGATTCTTCTGTTCTCTACGAACAGCTTCTTTTATTTTTCGTTGTTTCTTTTGAGCTGGCTTCTCGAAATATTCTCTTTTTCTGAGTTCTTGAATAGTACCAGCACGTTCAACTTTCTTTTTGAATTGTCTTAACAGTACATCAAAAGGTGGGGGACCTTTAGGTTTATTTCTATCGAATTTTTTATTGAACTGTTTTCTTTGTTGGTAGGGTTTTTGTTGTTGGGGTCTCATATTATATTATCGTATTTTATTGTATTTTATTATATTGGTAATTTAGCGTGTGATTCTTTTAGGAATCTTAAGCCGACAGCTTCAGCTTTGATCTTTTCTTTTAGAGGAGGAGTTATCAATCCTTTAACTGATTCAGGTTCTAAATGATTCTCTTGACAAAAATGTACTATAGCATCTATGTAAGTTAGTCTTTTTTGTATTACTAATTCCTCGACAGAGGTAGTAAACTTCTTTTTAGTTAAAATCATATATCTATTATAACACCTTTCGCTCAGTTGTCAAGGTTTTGATTATGTTTTCTGTGAGAGAGTTTTTCTTCCCAATTTTCTATTGCTTTAGTGATAGCTTGTTCTGCTAATACACTGCAATGTAATTTGATAGATGGTAGTTCTAATGCTTCGGCGATCTCTTTGTCTTTAATGAGTTTAGCTTGTTCAATAGTTCTACCTTTTAACATTTCAACAAATAATGTAGAAGATGCTATCGCTGAACCACAACCATAAGTCTTAAATTTAACATCTTCGATAAGTCCGTCAATGTTTAATTTTAAATCAAGTTTCATGACATCACCACAAGCCGGAGCTCCGACCATTCCGCTAACCACCATAGGGTCGTTCGGATCAAATCGTCCGACCGAATGTTTTTCTGGATTCGCGAGAACACTCTCGAATCTTTCTATTACTTGTTTTGAATATGCCATATTAATTTTGTGAATGTGAAGTTATAAGTGTTATAAATAATAGGGTAAATCACATTGGTTTACAAGAACTATTTATAACAAAGGATACTCTAATGAATGTAAAACAATCATGGAGTAGACACGGCGAAGAAGTAAAGGCTTCCACGGCCTCTTTCATTGAAATAGCGTTTGTTACTTTGGGATGTTTTTCACCCATTTTAATAATCATGTTTACAATGTAAGTAAGTGGATTCATAATATAACTTAGGCACTACTCCTATAAACCAAACTCGGTCTTGTACTGAGTCCGAAGATCAAGTAGATGGTCATACCATTTACTTGGCTCTTCAACAAACAGTTGAGACTGTCCAGTTTCTTCTACAGCAACTATTGTTACTATTCTTTCTATTGGTATCTGATACCTTTCTTCAAACATCTTAGCGTAAGCTGTTTCTTGTACAAAATAACTCTTACATCTACTTTGTGTTTTTCGTTTTGTTGATGTTTTAAAATCAATGACTGATACCTTACCAGCGAAGTCAGCTATACAGTCAACTCTACCGGCCATCATCAATTCATCTGAATACAAAGACCCTTCTAACATATAAATGTCTCCGAGCTTCTCAGTAATTTCTCTTGTCTGATTAAACATCATCTGATCTAGAGGAGTAGCCTTAGATAGTTTTTCATCAATGTCAATATTGTTTATAAAGTCTTCCATCATATAATGATATCGTGTACCTCTATTGGCTGCTTGAGAAGATATCTTATTGGCTTGTTCTTCACCAACCCATTTTCTCCAAGCCTCTATTCCCTTTCGATTCATTAATCCTGTAACACTCGTTACAGAAGGATAATTATTTCCTTCGGGAGTTGTGTAATATCTTTTTCCGTCTATTGTTTCAGTAGGTAAAGTAACGGACTCATAACCTTTCAAATGATTGAATTTCATAATTTATTT